ATTTTATACGTGACTAATTCACGTCTAATTACACCTTGACTCGATAAGTTGTCAAGTGCTGATTTCAAAGGGCCGTCGTTCATTTTACATTTCCTTGTATCGTTTCACCAATTTTGCACAGTCTTTAGGATTATCTATTAATTGACTCTTGACTGCAGATAACCTTTCAAGTCTCATGCGTTCTGCTTTATGTATTTTAATATTACTAGTTAAAATATCTATCTCTTTATTAATTGCATCGATACCTTGTGCCATAGCCTTTACATCTCTATCTACACTTCTCATTCGTGTTCTCCACCATTGCCTCGACCAAGTCCACCGAAATATTGTGGAGCTCGTCTGGCTGTTTCAAATGTTCCAACAGTAATTGCAATAGCTGCAAGTAGAATAACATGTCCGATAACACTTACACCAAATGCTGTCCAACTACCAACGATAAACGCAAATACAATACACCACATCCAAGCCAACACTTGCATTACTAAGTGCCGTACTTGAAGATCTGGAATATTACTGAGTGGATTTCGTTTGTCATCCATTACAGCATTCCAACCATTAACTACAAATGTTCTCACTGGATAAACTCCCTTTTCATATGTTACTTTTAGTGGATAGTGAGCATCCACTATGTCTTTAAACTCTATAGCATCGTACTGATCAATAAAATATCGAACTACAGTATGATCTCTAAAGTATCCTTTAACGCGGTACACTTAACCACCACCTAACCAGTTACCAACTACTTCTATAGGACACTTGTCCTGATATTTACACATTTGATATAACTGACTACTAGTCTCTATGGCAGTACAACCACTCATAGAGACTACTATCAGTATACTAAATACAACCCGCATTATGCCGCAATTTCTTTTAACTTTTCACCTAGCACTTCATAAACTTCATCGATTGTTAAAGAATGCATAGCTTCAAGTACTAATGATTTAGATATAGGACATTTTTCTACTATCGTTTCAGACATAGGTTGTTCTATCATAAAGTTTTCTAAACTTTTTTGTATTTTTTTAATCTTCCATAGAATAGCAGGTCTCCTGCCACCTTGTGAATTTTCAGATTTATATGATGCTACTTTTACTTCAAAGCCATGTTCATATGCCATATGTGCATGTTTACTGGTGTCGTTAGTACGTTTTCTACCTTTACATTTTTTATGTCTTAGCCTGCGTAATTCATCACCAATTATAGTTTCCATTCTATTATCAGAATTAGCACCAACTTGATTAGGTTTTAACAGACCCATAAGCATGCCAAGTTGTTTTGTTGTAACTTTAGTACCAGAAAATGTAGCTTCTTTTTTTAGATATTGTCTAATTTCTTCACATAGATTATCATTCATAATATAAGCCCTCCTTAGGCTACTTCTGCATATTCAATTGCTGACGATAGTGCTTTTGTTTTGCGGACTTGGTTTCCGCCGAACCATGATGAATACAACCGATTATCTGAATTACGACCCTGTACGTGATCTGTAATAAAGGTAACTGAATTGAATGCTTGCCACCATGAACCTTCACCGTATTCTGCACCCGGCTGAGTCTCTAATGCATCATATGCAAGTTTTGCATTACGTGATAGAGTATCAACAGAGAGTCCTTTCCCTTGTACACGTTTGTCTGCGGTACGAGGGAATACGGTGTTAAGGTATTCAATATAAGAGTCATTAGTGAATCGCTTACCAGCAAGGAACTGAGCTACATCACTATATGTATTCATTTTCTTTGCTGCAATGCCTAATGCATTCTTAACACTTGATGCATCAAACTCTACTCGATGGCCAACTCTTACAGAGTTATCTGTCTTTGACTCAAGCGAGTAAGAAAGAGTGTTGTTGCATACCACACGGATAGGAGTAAAGCGAATGTCAATTGACTTGCCATACTGGTGTGGATTAGAAAAAAGAAGGTATGAATCGATACGATCGCCACCGAGGATTTCAAATGAATCCTTGACTTTGGCCAATGCCCATACCATCTGTCCACCTTTGAGTGAACCAGCTGTATGCATCTCCATATCGCCTGACATTACAAACTCAGAGAAGAAGTCAAAAGCTTTTTCATTCTGAACTGGATTCCAGTTTTCACCAACGTTAGTCAGGATCTTACCGTCTGTTTCACGAACCAAAGACTTTTGACCTGTTGGCATACGCTTACCATCAAACTCGATAAATGATTCGACTTCACGGACTGACCAATTCAGTTCAGCTTTGTCCATCATTTGAACTGGTGTTAAGTCATTGCTGACGGGTACACCTAATCCATGCCATGGGACCTGACCCGCATACGCCATTGTTTCTACTTGATGTGCCATTATATATCTCCTTAAGCAGCTTTTACAAGTGATGCAGTAACATTCCATATGCCATCTGCTTCAGTTTTAACACGAATGTTCTTTTTAAGAACTTTAATAACTTTACCTGACATGGCACCTTTACGACCTGACCATGAAACAGATTGTCCAACTTTAAAAGACCTAGCAGCTCGAGCTACTTTGATATTGCGAGCATCATTAAACATACTAGCAATTTCACTCATCTGTTCGTCTGATGCTTCTACAAACAGGGCTTGAATCTTTGACATTTGAGACTTACTTAACATTATATATTCCTCTCATTTCCATTTTATAGATCTATTATACCACAGTTTTCACTTAATGTAAAGGATAAAATGCATCTAAAGTGCATTTATTTTTCGATAACTTTGGACTGCACCCGGAACCATAGAAGGATACTTCCCTAGAAATGTTCCAGCCTTAAGGTCATGCTTTGTGATATACAACTTATGACGGTGATCAACACTATCCCAGTTTTCTAATAGCCACTTACCTAGCTCATCAAACTCAGCATCAGAAATTAAAGGGCTATCTTCTTTATAATAAGCATATGAACACATGAGATATTTAACTATTGGGTTCTGCACAGAGTAGCTCCTCTACTGATTTAATATGTTTGCACTTTCTGAAAGCAATGCAGGTACAATCAAAACCTGAATCGTACATGCCAACAAGGTAGTTGTTACCTTTACTTCCAGTAACAGGCCATTGGACACCGACTAAGTGGTGTCCTTTGGTATCGATAACTTCAGACTGATGCGCCATTAGATAAACATCAGGATTGGAAGTGAAGCCATGGCAAACATAAAGATGATACCTAAAATAATCTGTCCCATAATAATCTCCTAGAATCTGATTGCAGCTAATGAACAAGCAGTCTCGCTTGCTTCGATGCCGAGCTCTTTAGCCAGCATATATTGTAGAGACTCTGAAGAAGTACCTTCAGGCTTTGACATACAAAAGTCAATGATTTCTCTCCAAATATCATTGTGATCCGGATTCTGAAACTCAAACTTAATCATTATAAAACTCCTCTTTATTTATTTTATAGATCTATTATACCATAGTTTTTCAGTAATGTACAGGAAAAAATGCACTTAAAATGAAAAAAGTGAGCATCCGCCCACTTTTTTACATAGTTTATTTAGATTATAGCCAGTTTTTCCATACTTCAGGATATGTTTCTAGAAAATACTCTGCAACTTCTTCAGGCGTTGCTTGGTTATCTTCTTTGTACAATAGCAAATTATTCATTAAATCTCCTGGAATAACACGAGTAGCAAAATAGCTTTTCATTTCAGGAGATACTTTTTGATCAAACTCTTGAGTAAAAATAGTTCGAACAAAAGATTCTGTCCATGCTGAAGGCTTTGGTGCTGGACAATCTGGCTTTGTAATACAATTCCAATTTTCTTGGCCAGCAAAGTCAACGCCCCAGTCAAGTTTTACTAGATTGTATTTACCGACAAAAGCTGTAGGAGCTGAATAGTAACCGAACCATGGCTTATTCCGTAGTGCTGCTTTAGTAATAGTTGCATCTTCAGAAGCATACGAACCCGGTTCAATCATTTCCCATCCTTTTTCTTTCATACGATTTGCAACAAAAAGATTTGCATTAGAAATTTGACAACCAGAACCAGGAGGACATGTTACAAATCCACCTTTACTCTCATCTTCGTAGTGCGGAAATAGATCTGGTCTATTTAACACGGCTTCAAGAGTTGTAAGTTCAGGATTTTTTTCTAGAATATTAGGTAGAATATACCAACCTTCAGCTACACCACCAATCGGTGAAGATTTGGCAACTGACACAATACGATTATCAGCGATTGCCTTATCGTATAAATCAATTCCGGCTGCGTTCGGCCAGAGTTCACCCATAATATCAGGTACGCCCTTTGTAGTCATAGAAGTAAAAGATGGAACTGTTCCGCCGGGAATAACTTCAACTTGACATCCAAAATTTTCTTCTACAATTTTTTGATCAATGGCACCTAGAATTGCAGCCGATCCCCAGCTCAATCCTGCCATTGTAATATTACCACACGCATATGCGCTGGTGTTCATCATTGCCACGGCAGCAACCGCAACCATACTTAGTTTATTCATTGATAGATTTCTCCTTAATTAATCTTATGTAATATATATTATATCAAATAACGTTAGGGTTGTAAACAAAAAAATGCAAGTGTATGATAAAAATCTTAATGACAATAAAACCAGAGAATCGCAACTAAAATCTTTATTTAAGTTTGACAGCGTTGATAAGAAATGCAAAGCAGAGTTTCTTAAGATACCTATAGACTTACCATGGAAAGAATTAGAAAAAGATATTGAATTAGCCTTTGAAAAATTCGGTTGGTATGGTATGTGTCATAGAGCTAACTCTGATTGGAATAGAAGCGAGATCTATGGTGGGCTAGGTCTTACTTATAATCCTACATATAAATTTAATATGTCTTATCATGCTCATACTTATGGTCAACCTAGATCATCAAAAAACGCAGAAGATTCGAAGGTTTGGTTAGAGTCATTAGATAGAAAAAATTATTCTGAATTTGAAAATACTCCGCTGATTAGAGGTAAAGATACATATGATGATTGTTTAGGATTCAGGAATCCTACAGATGTAACAAAGTTTAGATCTTTTAAACATATATTTGAAAAATTAAATTTTACTCCAATTCAAGGTAGAATAGCACAAATTAAAGCTGCGGATTATGGCGACCATCCTAATAAAGATTTTATTTGGCATCGCGATGAAAAACCTGACACAGTAACTAGAATGCTTATCCCTTTGGTATATAGTGATGACTATTATATAGAATTTAAAGATACAGGTACTAGATTTTATTTTGAACCCGGTTACGCATATCATTGGAACACATATGATCAAATTCATCGATGGTCATTTGATTATCATAAAAATATAATTAATAGAACATGTATAGTGTTAGGCTTTACTCCATGGCTTGATTATGACAATGGTATATGGACTACAAATGAATATTTTAATAAAATGCATCCAACAGATATGGTTAATCAGAGATTGGTGATGTGACAGTATTAAATTTTATATTATTATCCTTAGCTATTTTTTTACATTCTTTTACTTCATCTTTATTATGATCAAATATTATGTATTGCCATTCTACCTGCTTACCTCGTAATGCACCTAATTTCATAGCTTCAAATGCAGAATTATAATCTAATCCTACTCTATATATTCCAGCTGTTTGTGGTCCACCATCAATTGAAAATACCCATCTACTATTAATTTCATGATCATACGTAGCTTCCCACCAAGTTTTTGAATAACCAGATCCAGCAGTGTACACTGTAAATTTTTGAATATGTTCATCCATTATATACATTATAGTATGAAATTTACTATGATATATAGGATCTCCTAAGTTACCTAAAAACGATATTCGCTGTGGTTTTGTTTTTACAATACTCTCAATATGGTCTAAAGATAAATCAAGTTCAGCATATGTTCCTTTCATAATTGTTCGTGGACAACGAGAACAAGACATTAAACACTTTGAACTTAATTCAAGGTATACGTTTTTGAGTGCATTCATAAAAACAAACCTTTAAAGCATTATACGGATCTTCTTCTATATCATCCACGAACTTTTTTAAATGCACATTAATTATTTCATCAAATGGTGTATGACTCATATTAAACTTATCATCATTGTCAAATATCAATTTTTCTTTTGATCTTTCATTAATCCACATGCATGGCCGTACAGCACCGGTAGATGTAACAAATACTTCATTACCACCTTTACATTTAGGCGTTATTTGAATTTGCCATTGCTTCATTACTTATAAACTATACTCAAACCTGCTAATTCTTTTAACATGCTTTTTAATCCTAAAGCTTCTTTATTAAATTTTACCAGAGTCCTTAAAGCATCTCTATTAATTAATGTCATAAGCACATCTCTATGAGCATCGCCGGCAACACCAATTAACCAATTATATTTGCCAACTTTCTTTTCAATTCTTAATCGCGAATCTGTATTTTGTGTCATAGCAACTAAAGCGGCTTGTAGCATTGGTGCATTGGGATTATCTTTACGTACCCATAATGCTTTTTGTAATCCATCTCTAAAACTCTTAACAAGTTTATATGCATTATAAAATTCACCGGATGGTTTTTCGAAATAATACTTTTCGAATAGCATTTCAAATTGATAACCCGGATAGTTAGCATCATCAGCGTGGCTTCCGTCTGGCTGTAATATGCCATGGTGAAACCAAACTTCTGCATTTTCATCTGGCATAACATGTTTTTTGAAAGCTGCGGGATTTTCACGAGTTGCGTTAAGTTCACCACGTTTAAATGCTAACCGTCTTTCTCCACCTTTCATACCTTTTACCCACACTACATTATCTTTAAAACATGCAATATATTCATCGGTAGTAAGTCGTGGACCACACAATAGCATAGTCATTGCATAAGCTTCTGGTGTTTGTCCTGAGCCAGCAGAAAATTTAATTTTTTCTTGAGGATCATAGTCTTTACGAATAGCTGTAATAATATTAAGATTCATTAAACCAATGCTGGTATAATCGTTATAATCATAATCTACTTTTTCTTGTAAAAATGATACGCCGTTACCGCCATGTGATACCATTACTGTCTTATCATCATACTGTAACTCATTATGAAACTTATTAAAGCCCGGAATATCTCTACCTCCCGGAATGTTTTTAATAATAATTTTTTCACCAAGAAATGGTTCTAATTCTTTTGCTACGATTTCAGCCCAAATACTTGTTCCACTACCCGGACGTTGTGGAATTACGAATGTATAGTCTGCAAATGCTGGTGTTGAAAACATTAACATTGCTGCTAATAACAATTTACGCATAATTTAATTTCCTTTTAGATTTTATGCCTATAATAAAAGCTATAGTTGCGCCTATAACTATTGTTAAAAATATCGGTCTTGTCATCAAAGATTCAAATGTATATAGCGCATTAATCTGTAATGTTAAACCTTCAATTCTATCTGCTAGTATAAATCCAATGATCATTCCTGGTCTACTAAATTTATATATCTTTGCAATTAAACCGACTATTGTGAATATACCAAGCATAGCAAAGTCTTCCCATCCGCCTGTGTATCTTGTGCATGCCCACACGATGAATAGAAATATAATAGGGAAATAGTACTTATATGGAACTCGAGTAATTGCACTAATATATCTTGTAAACAATAAACAAAATACTCCAACTAAAACAGTAGCCCACATAAATCCATATGTCAAACTATCAAAAAACTTTTGATCACTAACTAACTCCATAGTACCTAGTTCAAAACCTAGATAAGAAAAAAGTGCCATAATAACGGCAGCGTACTTTGCACCGGGTATTCCAAATAAAACTGTAGGTATCATTGATGTAGCTTTTTGAGCGTTGTTTGCTCCTTCTGGTCCAACTACACCTTTTATATTTCCATTACCAAAATCTTCTTTCGGATTTGCTGCAACAGTTGCGCTATATGATATCCAGTCCGCAGCTCCTCCACCTAGCCCAGGCAACAATCCGATAAACGCTCCTATAAATCCACCACGCAAAGAATCCCATTTGTTTTGCCAAACAGCTTTCAACCCATCAATTGTTTGTGTTAATTCATTAATACTTTTATTCGATGTTTGCATTCTTTTAAGACCTAAGATTAACTCAGGTAAAGCAAACAATCCTGCAGCCACTGCCATTATTTGTATACCATCACTTAAGTATTCCCATCCAAGTGTGTATCTGTCAGCGTTTGTTTCTGGATCTGTACCAACCAGTCCAAGAAATATTCCTAGACCTATTGCAATAAAGCTTCTAAACCACCATTTGCCTGACACAAAAGCAACAGTAGCAAGAGCGAGCATTGTGAATGCCCATAGTTCGGGTATACCAAGAATCATAATAAGTTTACTATACCATGGAAGTAAAGCGAAGGTAAGAGTTCCCCATATAATGCCATTAATAGTACTTGCAGTTACTGCTGCTGTGATTGCATAAGTGGCTTTTCCTTGTTGAGCTAAAGGAAAGCCATCAACCATGGTTGCAGCTGCGCTGTTCGCACCCGGAATTCCAAGTAAAACTCCGGCATAAGAATCACCGGTTGTACTCGCCGCAACAACAGCCATACAAAAAATGACTCCTAAATATGGTTCATTAATGAAATATGATATGAATCCAAAAAGAGCTACAAGACCTGTTGTAGCACCAGCGCTTGGAATTATTCCTATCATTAAACCATAAAACGTACCGGCTAAGAGTGCATATATCTCATTCAATTTTTAATCCATTCAGCATAAATTCGTTTACCGTCCATACAGCATTTTTGTACAGTGCAGTTAAACTCTTTTGCCCATTTATAATTTAAATCTTCAGACCAAGGGAAAAATATAATGTTTTCCATACCTTCCCACTTATGGTCATTTTGCCCAGGATTTTGCCGCCAATATATAATCCCACCTTTTTTACAGAGTGAAACAGCTTTTTCTACCTGCGGTTTAACGACTGACTCATCACCAAAGTTAAGAGAACCTAAACATAGTACAACATCCCATTGTTTTCCTACACTATTAAACTCTTCAATACTTACGCGTTCATCAGCGGCATCATTGGCTGGATCAATACCGTGAAGATTTTTAGGGAACGATTCTTTGAAAAGATTATAACCACAGCCGATGTCAAGTATATCTTGACCCGTGTTTAATTTGCGCGTTAATGAATAACCAGAAAGTTGTCTATTATTATAATTAGGCTTCCAATTATATTCAAAATAATTATTTAAGATTTCTTTCTGTTCCATCAGTAATCTTTTTTGCTAGTTCATAAGGTAAATAAGGAAATAGAAATGGTACAAAAGCGTGTATCATACCTGTTAAAAAAACAAATAAAGCTAAAAAATTATAGTACATTGCATAACAAAAATGTTTTCCATAATTACTACTAGTTTTTTGTAAGTGCTTGAAGTCTAAAATATTCATCTTGATTTAGCTCCCATATTGTTTGATTATAATTTCTTATAAAGAGATCGCCGCAATTATTTACTACTTTCATCTTACACAATAATTTCATAACTCTGTTAGTTCTGTTCTGTGTTTTTGATGGACCTCTATATAGATTAGCTGGGTTGCCGTGCCAGTTATGTGTTGTTATAAAAAATCTATTGTACCCTAGACTTTTTCCCCATTCTATTGCAAGAGGTACATGTTCACGAAATGGTATAGAATTCATATGACACTTACTTAGTTTTTTATACGTATCTTCACCGGGCAACTGTGCTCCTCTAAAGCATATTCTCATTCCTTCTATATATTTAGACTTATCATCGCAAAATTGTAAAAATGAAAACTCGTGACAGCCTGATAAAGCAATTATATTTTGACCTTTATATGTATAAAAGAATTTACCCCACTTTTCGTTTATAGTTTTATCAATTTCTAGTTGCTTTATATCTTTGTGATCTCTATATCCTATTCTTCTACATTTTTTTATGAATAGTTCTAAGTCACTAAGATCGCATGAGTCTTTTGTAATTAACATCTAGTTTTCCAAAGTCTTTTATTTTAGTAGGATCAAAAGATACTTTATCAATTGTTATATTTGCGACTGATTTTTCTTTTATATTTTTTTCATTTTTATTATTATTAATTTTTAACATATGATTATAATAACTTTTTTTAGGATTAATAAACTCCCAAGCTTCTCTTTCTGTTGTACTATCATGTAAATCTAGAATAGCATCACTTAATTTTACCCATTGACTTTTATAGTTCGGGCGTTGACCCGCAAATTTAAAATTAATTCTAAAGTTTGCAGAAGTTTTCATATGGTGATCTGTTGCATCTTTAGGATCACATATAAGATTTACTATGTAACTTTTTGGGAATAGTCTTCTTAAATATTCCGGACTATCATGTACTACATATGTAATATATTCTTCTGGTAATTTTAGTTTAGATATTATTGTTAACCAATTATAGTACCAGTTTTCATTATCCCAATATTTTTCTATTCTACTACCGATAAGAGGAACAGGTGTTCCATCAGATAGTAATCTATCATAATGCATTTTTGAAAATTGCGCCTCTTTTAACTTTGTATTAAGTGCAAACTCCCATGGTTTCCAACCGTTATTATCGTGACCATACCAATACACATTATTGAAACAAGAAAAAATTCTCCCTACTCTGTGACCTCCTCCGCCTTGTAAACTATTGATAATAAGAAGCTGAGCACCACTCATTTTTTTTCTCCAATAATATATCATGCATAGAAAGTCTTCTTACTTTCCATATTGATTCATCAGTAAACACAGATAATTTATTTCTTAGCTTATGAATATGTATAGGTCTCATATATGGCGGAAGCTGATCAGCACAATATTCTTTTACTTGATCTACTGTCAAATCTCCAAAATATAAACATCCAGGTATTTGAAAAAGCGATCCTCTATCATTTATTTTTGGGTCAGGTATTGGATAAATGTAAGCTTCTTTTATATGTGGATGTTCCATAAGTCTATCTTCAACACTCGGCGCCTGAAATTTAGATCCACCGCGTATCATAAGCATTTCGTTTGCTCTACCTAAAAATTGGTAATTACCATCATCGTCTAATTCTACAATGTCATTAGTATCATAATATCCATCTTCATTTAACATTGTTGGAGGACTTGCTGGCCATTTAATTTCAAAGGTTCCATTTTTTCCTATACGATGCATATCTTCGCCAAAGGCGTGTATAAACCCTTCACACACTTTACCAATGTGTTGTAAATTTTTTCCGTCACCATAATTATAATTAACATTACCAGCTTGTGATGTTCCATAGTGTGATGTAAAATAATCACAATTAAAAAAGTTTTTCATATCATCAATTTGTTTTAATGTTGGACGAGCGCCAGACATTTCCACACATTTTAATTTGTGATTCGTACCAGTATTTTCTTCCATTAATCTAAATGCTATCATAGGAAACATTACAGTCCAAGTTGGCTTAAATCTTTCTACTAATGTATCCCATTCAGAAAGTTTATCTACTAGAACTATATGCGCTTGATGTATTAGATTATATGCAACTAGTTCTTGCCCCCATGTAATCCATGGTTGCATAGGTTGTATTTGTATATTTTGTGTTGGTTCTTGTACATATGGATTTGCAATTGCACGACAATAGTGATTTACATCTAAGCTTTGTCCCCAATTATGCTCATCTATTTCCCATACCATAGGAGTTGTCTGTGCTTGTCCCCACCTATTACCAGTAGTTCCGGAACTAAAATATGTGGCAAACTCTTTTGGGCATTCTGTAGATTTATCAAAATGCTTATGATGTACTTTTATTTCATTTGATAATTCTATAACAACGTTTAAATTACTAGCAGGAATCTTATGGTTCCAATCATTTTGTTTGTGATCTATTCTTAAACCTACTGTAGACGATACCATCCATGCTGCAAGAAAGTATTTGTAAGTTTCAATCGATTGATTGCCGGCAATTCCAATACGATGACCATGCTTATAACCTAAAGACGTTAGCCAATCTCGTATCTTTATTGCTTGTGGTATAAGCTCTTTATATGTTATTGTTTCATTGATATCGCTAATAGCTGGTCTATCGGTTGGTAATAATGTATAGAACGGATTCATAATTTATTTTTCCATGTTATATTTTTAGATTCAACTTTTCGCTTTATAAATCTACATTTATTATTTACTACTTCGAATAAATCACCTGTAGGTATATTATCAATATGTAATTCGTTATCTATAAAAGTACTTCTATTATTTAAAACTAACCACTCACTATTAAACCCTGTCATATAGGCAGGAGGGAATTCAGTAGAGCCGTATGTTACATACACTCTGCATCCTTTGTCATTTAACATTTTTATTAGTTCTTGATTTACTTTTTCACCACCAATAATTATTTTTACATTTTTTAAGTCTATACTTTTCCAAGCTTTTGTTTTAGATAATATTTCTATTTGTTTTGGTGTACAGCCGATATGAGTTGGTTTTATATCTATAGCATTTTTAAAGTTATAAGGATTCCACACAAAGTTGCTTAAAGTAGCTTTAGCTAATATTGCTGGATAACTAGTTAAAGTATAGTGTGCTATAGATGAATTAGGATACATATTCAATATTACTGAATGCTGATGTATACCATACTTATATAAAGAGTAATAGGCATGCTTTTCAATATTATGCCAATTATGATATACTATTTTTTGTTTTCCAGTTGTACCACTAGTAAGTAATGTAAGCATTTAATACGGAGCTTTTGTTTCTTCACCTTGTACATCAAAGTCTACACCTTCACCAACGCCAATTACGCACGCCGATGTTGGCGAAAAGAATTCTACAAATAACCAATAACCAGTGTCTGGATTATAAAAGAATCCGTATGGTAACGCGTACATTTCATCTTCAACACGAGCATTACCTGTTGAAGAAAATAATGGTAACAAACCACCTGATTCGATCCGATCAAACACAGCTTCAGGTGATGCACATTGCACAGGTTTTTGAACCCACGCAGGTGTTTCTTTAGTTGGAGGTATCCAGTCATCGGGTCCTGCAAATGCTGTGTTTAATCCTACTAATAATAGTATAGTAGTAACAAATCCAATTAATAATTGAATACCGAATTTATCTATCTTTCTAAAAGTCTTTTCAGTTTCATAATCTTTCATGATTATCTCCAAGGGTCATGCAGCTTTTCTACTAAGCTCCATTTGTAAAGGATTCATTGGACTTACACCCAACATGTTCCCCCATGCTTCATAGTAATGTCTCATTCCAACTTCATCATGAATTGTAGAATTTTCATGGCGTCCGTGTAAAATGTTTCTTGATTCGGTACCTTCTCTCATGGTCGTACCTTGACCCGCAACACCGATAAGATCTTCATGTAGGTTACGACCGAACGGTCCCCAAATAGAATTATGGTGTTTGATTCTTGTTTGTCTTTCTTCTGGTGTATCACACTTAAGTCCGTATCCGCGGAACTCAATTAATACTTTGTTTGGTCCAAGCGGTGTCACTGAATCTGACCTATAGGCGCTACCACGAAGGTTGAAGTTAAAGCCTGGGAAGAGGTCGACCATGTACCACTGGTTGGGCGGCAAATTGGGAAAAGATAACTCCCCTCTATCCTCAAATCCTTCATACTCTTCATAGTTAACAGTAAAGCTGCTGACATTAACATGACCATTATCAAAAGGAATATTCTTTCTAGCGAAATACTCATCGTTGAATCCTGACACTCGATTAAAGTAATGCATAAAGTCGTGATAGAATTCGCTATTAGTATCATGCCATAGTTTATAGTTAGTATCTATAACCGCTTTATGGTAATGGAATACTTCCATCTCTTCGGTATCAATGGCATCGGCAATACAATCAAATGCACCAGCAGTCCATTCATCTACACTTTGTGTAGGATTAGAATTTAATGTTGTCCATACCATTCCACCGTGTTTGACTTCAGTATGCAAAGGAGTATAGTCATCCATTAAGAATTGAACTCGTGTCATCGATCCAGCTGGAGTACTAAACTTTCCAGGATTTAAGTATGTCTTAATATTGTCGCCATTGTTAATTGCTATAACGTTTTGACCAGCAATCTGAGTTGTTCTAAACCTACCTGCTTCCGGAAGCTCAGATTTGTGGCACATAGGTACCCATACTTTTGAAAAGATGTGCTCTTGCTCTTGTTGAAACACTTCGAAGTTATTGTAGCATTCGCTACTGATGTATTCAACTTTTGGTGTTTTGGTCCAGTTATTATGATTACGTGGTGGCATGATTTCTCCTATAAAAATAAGTTGAAGGATTCTGTTTCCAAGCTCCTTCGGGCTCATCAGTATTATGCCGCTAGGGCGTAACCTGTAGGTGCAATGTTATCATTTGCATTTACTCTTCGAAGACTCCAGCATCAGTCGATCCTATTTCGGCCCCATAAGCATACACCCTTAGGTGGATATTGGTGGAGCCGTCGGGTACCGCCCCCGAGTCCTGTCTACCATCTAACATCTTCAAGTCTATTTATATTAGTATATTATACCATACTTATTCATAAAAGTAAACAGCTAATATTTCATTTTTTTTATAAATAGTTACGGGAGCGAATAATAATATGCAAAGAGTGATCTACATTTATCCATAACTTATGTAAGGGATAAATCGAAATGATTGCAGAAACTCTAGCAGGAATATCTCTATTAAAAGCTAGCGTAGATTTTATCAAGTCTAATATCAATACAGCAAAAGATATTGGCGAAATAGCAGGTGCTGTGGACGGATTGTTTCGCGGCCATGATGAGGTTCAGGCTGAAAGATCAAAAAAGTCTGGAGTAACAATAGGTGACCAGTTTGGAATTAAAAGCGTAGCGCAAGAAATGATTGATGCTAAACTTGCACAAGAAAAAATGCAAGAAATGAAAAACATGATTAATATGCGCTTTGGTCCAAACACGTGGCAATCGATTGTAGATGAAAGAGCAAAACGAATACAAGAACATAAGGAAGAAATGGCTCGTATTAAAAGAGAAAAACTAAGAGAACAGGCCGAATTTGTAGAACAAATGAAAATGATGGCTATAATCCTAATGGCAATGATATTAGGATGTGGAGCATTTATTTACGTAATGTACATATCAGTATGATACTTGTTTTCACCATTATTCTGATATTTCTTTTTTCTTTGTTTGTCGGATGGACATACGAAAATAGTATTTATGTTCATATGCCGCGAACAGATTTAGATAAAAAATGTGCAGATATTAAAGAAAGAATATTCTGGGCTAAACACAATCTTGATCGTGAACATATAGCTGAATTAACGCGTAATGAAGAACTTTCATTAGATCTTTCCGGGCGTCATCGTTAGAACCTTTTTTACCATAACGTTGCGCATACTTTAACACATTACCAACACAAAAGCCTGTTCCATGGCCACCGTCAATAATGAACTCGGTGGCTTGGAACTTATCTTTTGAGTAGTGTGAATCATACGTAGAATCAATATACTCTTGAAACTCTTGTATCAGATCACCTTCATTGAACTTGTAATCGATTTTCATTCGGTCTTTCCCATCTATAAAAGATATGTTCATCAATAGTAATAGTTTTTGTTTTAGATTTAGCCCATGCCGGTTTTACGTAGTCGGCATGATAATGAGTAGCGCCATCGGTGAAGTCTGTAAGATGTCCATTATAGATCTTAAAAGCGATGGTACGAGCAAACTCATAGATGTCAAGATCAACAGTAGGAATATTGTCAGACTTCCCATCACAGTACCAACTAAATTGACAGCGATGGCGCAATGGGACCATATTGTTTTTGTCTTTCCAAGATGGTCTTTCAGGTCCTTGTTTAATAACCTCACAATATGAGTGAGGAAAACGAGTATCATTAACACGATTGCGAGTGACAAGAGCGACACCGATCATTCCCTTTGTTGATTGATTACGAGCTTCCCAATATATATTATCAGCTAAGCATTTCTGTTCTGTGTATGATGCATGAAAAGCAGCTGCATTAGCCTCACCAGCAAAAGCAGATTCGCCTGTAGCGAATCCACCTATAAAGGATGCTGTGCATCCTAGAATAAAAATACTTTTAAGCATGGCGGTTTACTAAAATAGAAGACCACATTAACCGAGCTTGCTTAAGCCGTGATTCCAAATGTTTAATAACTTTTTCATTTGGCATTGGGCGAGCAACTTCTTCCATCAACCAATGTGGAATAACCCGAAGTGTTCTACTAATAACTTCTTGTTGCTTTTCTGGGGATAGTGATTTTACCATACGCTTAAAAGCTGCATTTGAGATTGGCTTTGACATTTAGGACTCCTCTTCCTTTTCCATTTTATAGATCTATTATACCACAGTTTTCAGCAAATGTACACCCCTAAAATGCATTTAAATGTATTTTTTTTCATTTAATTACAGAATTCTTTTATCATAGGAAAGATAGGTTCCAAAGAATCTGCACAAGATCTAGCTAATTCGATGTGTTCTTTCTGTGTCCCATGACCTGAACGTAATCCGATATAATGGATCCATGACCTAATGGTCCCATTGACGTAGAGGCGGGATTCCATAATACCTTCCGGAAGAACTGCACGAGCTTGTTCTTTCGCAATGCCATTTTCAATTGCCCATTGATAAGATTTTTTTGCTGCATTTGTTGCCTCCGCTTGTTTTTGTAACCAATTAAATTCTAAATCAACTCTCTGATCGCTATCCATCATATCAGCTAATTCAATACTATTTTGACGATCCTTATTATCTTGTAACCTAGCATCTTTAAATTTAAATTGTAGATCTTGAGTTGGATCGGCGTATCTTTGACTAAACTCTTGAAAAGAGAATGATCTATGCCTTAATAATTGCCGTGCAATATCTCGAGTTGTTGTAACCTCTAAGCAAGCGCTAACCATTTCAAATGGCGACCAGTGGTTTTCTCTAATGAGATATCGTAATAATTTTTCTGAGGTTTCGGTTTTATCTTGGTTCGAGGGATTCGAGACACGGGCTGCGTACGCAATAAGTTCTTGGACATCGTTACCGACATAGAGATCCTCCGGTGGTTTACTATAACTAATTAATCTACTTAGCATCATTAATTCCCATTACATAATTTTCAGCACAGTCTTCAGCATATCTTTCGCTGTGCTTGTATAAAGGTCTTGTTTCTACTAGCTCACCATCAAAATACATATCAACATAGTAACCCGCTTCTTCATCATGCATGACTTCTGCTCGTCTACTTACATACTCATCACTTCCCCAATAAGTGCTTATTCCGGGTCCTTTGTATATCATATCTTAAAACCTTCAAACCTTTCTGATTTAATTTTTTCTCCACTATTTGAGTTATCAAACACTGGAGTATCTTGATCTTGAGTTAATGTTTGTTCTGATTCATCAACATCATACAATCTCATTTTAGATCTATCAACACCAACAACAAACCGTTTATGATTGGTAGGGTCATTATATCTATTCTTTAATTGTTTGACCATAAGTTGACCTAATTTTTCAAGCTCTTCGGTTGAAATCAAGGCAAACATCAAATCCGCGGTAGCGGGTAATCCAAAAGACTCGGAGGTATCTTCAAGCCCAACATCCGAGTTACTAAAACCACTACGAGTCGTTTGCGTTGCAGAGAAGATCGGTAGGTTGAACTCGACTGCAAGACCACGTAACTCTTCAGCAATTGCTTTAATGTACGTATATGAATTGATCGATCCTCCCATTGCTTTCATACGAGATGAAGCACAAATGTTTAAGTAATCAATATATATTATATCAGGAATGAACTGTTTCTTTAGTTTTAATTCATTGAGTAAACCACGGAAGTGTCCAGCATGAGCAGAACCGGTAGGATATTCTTTTACAATAAGCTTACCATTTGTCTTACGTTGTAGGTCAGCAACTTTAGTAGAGAACATATCTTTTGATAGATTTTCTAATTGATCAATAGGCACATTCAATAAGTTAGCATCAATACGTTCAGCAATTCTTTCTTCTGCCATTTCCATTGTGATATACAAAACATTAGAACCAGCAGAAAGATTAGCTGAGGCAAGGTGACACATATATAATGACTTGCCCACACCTGTACCCGCAAGGCAAATATTCAAACTCTTGTTTGGAACACCACCTTTAGTAATCTTATTAAAGTATTCAAGATCGAATGGAATACGATTTTCTTCTTTATGATAGAACTCGAAACGTTCATCAGCATTTTCAATATAATCGTGGCCAACGTTAGTATCAAAGGCAACACCCAAAGCTTTTGATAATAGGTCTGGCAAAGCACCTTTGGTTAATGATTCATGCTTTCCATCGATAATAGAAATAGATTCCATAACAGCATTATAGATTGCACGATCTTGACACCATTTTTCTGTGGTATCAATTAACCATGTATCATCAATCTTTTCTTTTGAAAAAAGTTGCGGTAATATATCTACAGCAACACTATATTGCTCTCCTCCTATCATATCAGATTGATCTAACTCAATCTTAAATGTTTCAGCACTCGGTAGTTTATTATACTTACCAACAAACTTACCGGCTTCTTTAAATAATATACGATAGACACCTTGGAAATAATCTGGCTTAATGAAAGGTAATACTTTACGCATATACTTTTCATCAGTCAATAAATTTCTAAGTATAGTCTGTTCAAGATTTGCTTGCATCATTCCTCTTTATCTGTAATCTGTGTGCTACCATCTTCAATACCTTGGCGAAGTATTTCTTGTAATACGTCACCAGCCCATTCTTGTAAACCAACATCTTCTGAAGTTAGTTCAGAGTCAGGTGATGATTCAACAAAAAAGTTGAAGTTCATAACACCTGCTCCATTTTCATTAATAGAAATGGCACCATACTGAATAACTGTTTCAGTGTATGGCCCATCCATAAAACGAACTAACCAATGTTGGTCACCGTCATCACCGGGAACTAATTGATAAGTTACATTTTCTTTATGCTGCATCTTCAGAGTCTTCCTCTCCAATACCTGCTCCAGCTCCAATACAGTATTTGGATTTAATATAACTTGCGAAATCAGTTTCGTTGAAGATTGGTTCCCAGAAAGAGGGATCCAATGTGTCTTTCTCTCGAACCTTGGGGTCGACCAATTCTCCAGTAGTTCTATCAACACGACAGTACCAACCGTTACTAGGCTTAGCAACATAATTGCCGCCGAGAGCGACGTCGAGTAAGCCGCTATGAGACTGAACGCCGCCATCCCAAGACACGCTAATAGGTATTTTAGACTTTTCTTTGACATACCTTGACTTCTCCACATTAATAACAAAGTGGTAGCCTTTAATTTCTGTACCGACTTTGTCCTGCTGACGACCTAAGATCCAGATATTATCAGCAGAGTAATAGATTCCAGTACCACCAGAGACTACAGCTTTAGGGAATAGACCAATCTCCATGTACGTATGATTAACAGCAATCAAAGGAATATCTTTCATGTTCAAGTATGGTGTAGTCATACGGAACAAACCTTTAAGTGCTTTTGCACGAGACATATCAGCTACTGACTTCTCGTTAATGGCATCATCCATTTCTTTCTTTGATGCTAGGTTACCAACTGAATCAATCATTACCACAACTTTGTCTTTACGATCCAAACCTTCAAGCTGGCCGATCAAATCAAACTTAAGTTCTTCTACATTTGTAATTGGTGTATGCAATACACGTGAAGTATCAATTTCAAATTGTTCAAAGTATGCTTGAGGTGAACCAAACTCTGAATCATAGAAAAGAAGGACTGCATCTTTATATTTTTTAAGATATGCACTTGCCATAATAAGACCAAAGGAAGTCTTAAAATGTTTGGATGGACCAGCAAGCACAGTAAGACCGGGTGCTAATCCACCATCGATAGAACCAGACAATGCTACATTCATCATTGGTACTGGTGTTGATACTAAATCTTTCTCATTGAAAAATTTAGATTCGGAAAGAATAGAAGTTTCTTTTACTTTACTATTCTTTTTTAGTTTATCCATAATACTCAAAACATATCTCCTTACGACATTATAGTACTATTATACCATAAATTCATCTAAATGTACACTACTTTTTTCATAATCGATTTTACGTGATTTATTATCTTGAACTAAAAAGTCTGTATCGATCATTGAGTTATCGAGTCTACCATCACAAAATTTAAGAACATGTTCTGCCATATCCATAGCAGTTGTCACTGGTACATTCTGACATATATGATTCAAATTTCGTAGACCACCTTGTAGTACAAAATCACGTGGAAGCTTCATGACTTCCATTGCTTCTCGAATAGTAAGATATCTATCCTCATCCGGATGTGTAAGGCTATGAGGTAGATGTCCTACAAATGCTCCAATATAATCTTTAGGAATTTCTGTGCCTTTTCTCATGATATTAAACCCATCTTTAAGTTTATTATACATGCGATCACACCGACCAGCTTGATTATCAAAGCCTTTCTTTGACATCCACTTACCGACTACATCATACTTAGGACCATGAGCTTCGATATAATCAAAAAGATTTGCAGACTTAGTAATCTTATCTGAAAATTCTTTATGACTAATACCACCTTCAATTTCTTCTAAAACATATTTGTAATAAGGATCTTCTGAAGGTGTTTTACTATTAGTTAATATATTCATGGGATCATCAGCTTTACGTTCAACAGAACGAATAGCATCTTCAATCTTTTCATGCTCCCTTTTTATATATTCAAACATCGGCACTTTATCACCTTTCCAAAAGAAATAAAATGTTCGATCTCGTGTTTGACTTAATCCGTGAAGAAGCGATTTTGTTTTATAGATCGAGAAAGTATATCCAAACTTTTTCCCGATTTTTCTAAGATCTCGTACGATTGGCTCTCCCATTTTGCTAGCGAGTCTTGGTGCATTTTCGCCCCAGAATACCTGAGGTTGGAGTGACTCCAATACATAATTTGCCGAGGTACGCATCCAATCGTTAGCACTAGCATCGCTACTAGCTGAAGGGCTAAGACTGCTAAGCCCAGCACAAGGGCAAACGGTATTAATAACATCAACACTAGGTAAATCAGGTAGCCTACCATCTCCAATAAGATGGTAGGGAACTTTGTTTTGATAGTACTCAACGAGGTGAGCATCATTTGCTTGAAATCCATCATAGCTTACAATATACTCCGGTTTTTTATTAAAGATGTTCTGCATGGCGATTGTTTCACCACCAATAAGCGGAACTATACTTGCATAATTCATGGTGTTATATATTCCACAACATCTACTTTAGCTTCAAATCCTAATTCTTTTATAGCCATAAGATCAGCTGTATTATCTTGAGCTTCACAAGGATCACCACGTTTATAATTTACACCTGGAAAACGAATGCGAGCTAAAGTAGATACTACATTTCCTTTACCGGTTCCAATATCATATGCCGATCTAAGACTACACTCTGGAAATAAATGAGTGTCTGTAATTTTTAACATTATAAGTTCAATAGCATGTATAACATCATCAACATGAATGAAATCTCTAATATGATCTGTAGCATATTTCAAGTCTCCTCTCATAAGCTTACCAATAAACATAGCATCTCGAGCACCATCACCATACACGGTAGTAAACCTTAAGCCAACTTGACCTGCTAGTGCAGTTTCTTCGTTTACTTTTTTACTAATACCATACGGAGATAAATGCCATTGATGAATACACGATGATGAAGCATACAATAATGGTACATGAGAATGATAACACAATTGTTGAATCTTAGTTGTAGGTGTTACATTATTATGCCAGTATTCATCCGGCTCTTCAATACTACGACGAACATCTGCATCAGCTGCAAGATGTATTACAAAATCAGTATCTGGTTCTAATTTAAAATCATGAATATCTTTGCCAGCTTTTCGATCCCAGCCAATAACTTCATGCTTGTCTTTTTCAAAATGTTCTTTTAAGTGGCTGCCAATAAATCCACTTGACCCAGTAATCATTATTTTCATGCGAAGAAAGCCTCCAAGCCTTGTTGTTCAACATTATTGTAGTTGAGTGTTTTTTCTATTATATCATTATATATGATCGTAGCATCGCAGTGATCTTTCCAGAACTCAAACATTTGATTACGCCAGTCTTCACGTATATCATTGTTATTTGCTAAGACTTTCATGGTCTGTACCATTTCACCAGCATTAGTTGCATCGATACCAATAGTACCTGTATTTTTACATTGACTAATAGGATCACCAATCTTACGGTGTACCACATGATCACAGAAATGTTTATGAAAGATTGGAATAACTCCAGCAGCAAATGAATCTGTATGACAATACTCTACGTTATCACCATATGTATTTTCTTTAAAGTACATAAGATCAGAACCAAAGGCACCGCTACTCATGCGATCCATCATTTCTGAATGTGTGTATGCTGAATAGAGATAAGCACCGTTGTTAGTATTTTCTGAACCATAATCAGGATCACGTGTAAGATTATTGTCAATACCTTTTTCAGGTCTGAAATAGTTAATGACTTCTCTACGATCTTTCATTTCCTTTGGATTTTTATATAGTACCAATGGATATTGTATCGATGCTTCTAAACCTTCTAGTACTGTAATAAATCCAGCCTGTTTAAAATGATCATTGTGTAGATCAATCATAACATCTGGACCTTTCCACATTGCGGTACGACCAACCCATCGAATATATCGTGTATCTTGTTGCTCAATAGGTTTCCAATAATCTTTATTGAAATTGAATCCTACACCCATACCAGTTAGTGGAGTTTTGATTCCATTCTTACGAACCCATTTACCAAATGCATTTTCAGTTGAATGACACATAAGGACATCCATCCGTTCACAAATTTCTTTAAGTTGCGCATTACGATTAATAGAATGAATCTTATGATCAACCTGAATAAGAGACTTACGAACTTTGATATGTTCCAGCATTTTTACAAAGTTATCAACCATCTGATCTGGATGAGACTTTGATGGAACA